AACCGGTCGATATTCAGGGACGTTTATTTAATAGTTTACAGTATATCGCAAAAGATCAATTTGCGCAGTTATTAGATAGCAATAAAAGCGAGACGAATCCCACTGGTATCGAGGCAGCGATAGGATATATTGACGTCGCAGATGAGGGCAAAGATTACACAGCGTTAGCGGTTGCGGTATTAGTTAGGGGAAATATTTATATCGCCGACTATGTATTCAGCAGGGAAAACACGGACGTTACTTTACCTTTGTGCGCAGGTATATTGAATAAATGGAATGTAAGATTTTGCAGGGTTGAATCTAATTCGATGGGCGCAATGTTTGGTCGCCACTTGCAAGGTTTGACCGAGTGTAAAATATTAGCGGTAGCGAATACAGTTAACAAGATTACTCGAATAATCATGAACAGCGTATACGTACAAAATGAATTTATTTTCGTCCAAAATGACGACAATCACTCGACACAATTTATAGCGAATGTATTGGCGTTTAGTAAAGAGGGGAAAAATAAAAATGACGATGCTCCCGATTGTATTGCGGGATTATCAATATTTGCGCAATCGATATTCAAAATAAATACGTAATTTTAAATTAAAATTCCTAACATACATGAATTTAGTAAACTTTTGGGAGCGTTTTTTCGGGTTAAAATTCAATCAAAACGGCAGATATATTGACGAATTTTCTCGATTATTCCCAACGCAATCGCAAATCTGGGGTAAAAAGGAGGCGGTTTGGGTTGATACCAACGATGCGTGGAAATTATATATCGAGATTCCAGAATTAAGGGCGGTAATTGACAAACGAGCGTCGATGATGTCCTCGAATATTCCTGTATTATTTGACGGCAACGGTAATAAAGTCGAGTCGCACTGGTTACTAGATTTAATCGATAAGCCTAATGCGGTGCAATCGTGGGCCGATGTGGTTTATTCTTTGAGCGTTCAGGACGGTTTATATAACAATGCGTTTGCGTATGCACCTGCGAGAACGGCAGGGATCCGTAATTTAATGGTACCGTTACCGGCTGATAAAGTGAGAATTTATACCAGTGGCAAAAAATTAAAGCAAATGGACGCCACGGATTTAATCGAAAAATTTGAATTCCAGTACGATAACGATGACGTTGAGCGTATCGATTGGCTCGATATGGTTTACTTAGTAACGGATGACGGTATGAATATTATTAAACCGATAGGACGTGTCGAGACGTTAAAGTATCCGTTATCAAATATCAAAGCACAGTATAAAAAGCGTAACGTTTTGTTGGAAAATATTGGCGCTATTGGTATCCTATCGGCTAAAAAACAGGACATGGCGGGAGCGATTCCGATGACGCCTGAGGAAAAACGAAAAGTTCAACAGGATTGGTATCGTAGAAGTAAGGACGAATTAATTATAACCGAGGCCGAAATTGATTGGAAGCCGATGTCGTATCCTACTAAGGATTTAATGTTATTCGAGGAATTGACGGCAGATAAATTAGCGTTATTCGATGCGTATGGTTTGAATTCAAACGTATTTAGTAGCGAATCTGGATCGACGTTCACTAATGTGAGGGATTCCGTTCGAATGATTTACACCGATACGATTATTCCAGAAACGCAATCAATGTACGATTCGATTATGCGTCAGTGGGGGTTACATGAACAAGGGTATTATTTAGAGGCGAATTTTCACCACTTACCCGTTATGCAAGACGATGAGGTGCAAGCGGCACAAACAAATAAAATCAAAGCGGAGACGTTGGAAAAATTACGTAATTTAGGCGTCGATTTTTCAAGTGATGAAATCCGAACTTTGTTAAACTTGAATTTATAGAAATGAAAAACACAACGATGTACAATATAAAGACCTTTAGCGAGATAAAGGACATGGACAACGACAAACGAGAGGTCGCTGTATATTTGTCTAAATTCGACGTTTTGGATTCGGATAACGATATTATTCGACGTGGAGCGTTCACGAAATCAATCTTAGAACGTGGACCGCAAGCGAATTCAAACAGAAAAATTGCGTTTTTACGTCATCACGACTGGGAATGGCAAATCGGAAAATGGTTAAAAATCGAGGAGGACGAACAAGGGCTATTCGCTGTCGGTCAGTTAGGGAATTCGACACAGGGAACGGATGCGTGGGAGGATTACAAATCGGAAATAATCCGCGAACACTCGATAGGATTTCAGTACATACAGGACAAGATTCGTTTTATCGAAGATCCGAATATTAAGGGTGGAGGATTTTATGAAATTAACGAGGTTAAACTTTACGAAGGTTCGGCGGTTACTTTTGGATCGAATGAATTCACTAATGTAGTGGCGGTAAAATCTTTGGAGGACAAAGCCGACCAGATGAACAAAGTAAAAACAAATATCGAAAAAACAATTAAAGCGTTAACGACAGGTAGTTACTCAGACGAGCGAGGGTATCAGTTGGAAATGCGGTTAAAATATCTTAACAATCAGTTGATTTTACTCGCTGAAGCGGAGCCGTTCGATAAAGAACACTCGGTAAAAGCAAGCGAGCCAAAAGAAAACGGGTTCGATTGGGGTGCGGTCATGAATGATTTATACGCAAAAATCTAGTATTAATTAAAAACAAAAACAGTTAAAATGGAAAATTTAACAGCGGAACAAGTTGTGGAAAAATTAAACACTTTGTTCGTAGAGAAAACAAAAGGAATGGCGACTAGCGAGGATTTAAGCGCTATTAAAGCCGAATTAGGTAAATTGACTAACCTAGAAACTAAAAGCGCAGCAATCGAGAGCGCAATAGCAAAATTCGAAGGTCAGTTGGAGGCGATGAAAGAAACGGCTAAAACAAGCACGAAATCTGCGCCTAAAAATTTAAAGCAAGCGATTAACATGGCTATCGCTGAAAAACACGCTGATATCGTTGATTCAGTAATCGAGAAAAAAAATAGTTTTGCTTTGGAGGTTAAAACCGACACGACTATTACTGGCGATTACACTGGTACGATTGCGTTATCTACTTTGGAAGCGGGAGTAAACAGAATCGCTCGACCTATCCGTCGGATAATGGAAATTTCTAACGTTGGTACAACGTCTAGTAAATTCGTTACCTATATTCAACAAACGACAGCATCGACTACGGCTCCAGTTGCGGAAGCGGTTGCGAAGGCTAACGGACAGGTTGCGTATCAAGAGGTTAGCGTTCAGGTTAAAAAAATCGCTGGATTTATCAAAGTATCCAAAGAAATGTTAGCGGATTTATCTTTTGTTCAATCGGAAATCAATAACGATTTAATGGAGGAAGTTATGCAAGACATCGATAACGGTTTATTGAATGGTAACGGCGTTGGCGCTAACTTAGACGGTGTTTTAAATAACGCTACGGTTTGGGCTGCGGGTATCTTTGCCGGTGGTGTTATTCCACAACCGAACGTTATTGACGTTTTGAGAATTGGTAAAGCACAGGTCGAAGGAAACGATTTTTATCCTACGCATATCGTATTGAATCCTGCGGACGTTGCTCGTATTGAATTGAGCAAAGCAACAGGCGGAGAATATACGTATCCGAACTTCGCTGAGGGTATCGCTCCTAATATGCAATTAAGCGGATTAACGATTGTATCGTCTACGAACATGACGGCAGATAATTTCTTAGTAGGTGATTTCTCTAAATTCAACGTACGAGTACGTGAGGGCGTTAATATTCAGGTAGGTTACGAGGGTGACGATTTCGCACGTAACATGGTATCAATTTTAGCCGAAGCACGTTTGTGTTGTTTCGTTAAGGCTAACGATACAGGTGCGTTCGTTGCAGGTGATTTCACAACTGCGTTAGCGGCACTATAATTTTAAGTAAAATTTACACACGATGAGCGAGCAAAAAAGACGTAAAGGAAAGTTAGCCGACAAAGAATTCAAGGTATCAATCGACACTGAAAAATTCGATGCGGAAATCGTAAAAGACGAAACAGGATTTCATGCAGAAATCGACACGCCACGAGTTGACGTGACTATCGAAAAAACAGACGATAAATTCGTTCTGGATATCGAAATCGATGATAAAGCGGAATACCAGATCGTCGGTACTGGTAAAGATAAGCGTATGCCGAGAGGTACGATGTGGAGGGTTACAGGTGCGATTTTAAAAACATTCCTTAAACAAGGTATTGCGAACCTAAAAAAGAATAAATAAACAAAATGATAGTAACAATTTCTGATTTCGTCGGTAAGTATCAATTACATTCGGGAACGTATGTAACAAATAACATACAAGCGTACATCGATAAATACGAACCTAAGTACTTGCGAGAGTTATTTGGGGCCGTTTTATACAGTGATTTTATGTCGGATTTGGATCAACAAACAAACGAACCAAAGTCGCCTAATTTCAGGTATGTTTATTTTCCGTTTGCTGAGGACGTTAACGTTTATCAAATGTTAGTTAGTGAGGGAATAAAGGAAATGTTACTCGGGTTTATTTATTTTGAATATTCCAAAGATTTACAAAACCAGATGACGCCTTACGGGAACGTCCAGAATAAGTCCGAATTAAGTAATACGGTAAGTACGTTGTCGTCAATGATTTGGACGAGGTACAACGAGTCGGTACGGACGTTTATGGCGATCAGGGATTGGATGTTATTAAATTGGGATACGCCAACGGGACAAATCGTCGAAGTCAATTTATTGTATACGGCACCAAATTACCCGAACAATATCACAGTATTTATTAATGTGGTTAATGGTTGGGTAACTGGTGCATCCGTTGACCAGTTCGGCACAGGATATACGGTTAACGATATAGTGTTTTGCGGTAATAATGGAATGACTATCGAGGTCGATTCGATTGATAATTTAGGCGCTATTTTAACGTTTACAATTATTCAACAGGGTTACGGTCATGCGGTAGGCGACATATTACAATGCAGCGGAGGAACGGGAGCAAATCAATCGATTGTAGTGGATTCGATACAGAATTCAAAAGGTACAATTAACGGAACGGCTTCGGTAAATACGCAAGCGCTATCGGTTGGCGGTGTTCAGGGGATTACGTTAAATAATTTCGGTACTGGATATGTGGACGAAGATAACGTTCCTTTGGTTTATGTAGGTAGCGGTATCGGTGCGAGTGCTGATATAGTAGCGGACCCGAATACTGGAGCGGTGTTACAAGCGACAATCGGCACGCCTAATTTTAGTTATGGCTATTCGATTAACGACGTTTTGACAATCGACCAGACGGGAGCAAATTTCGATGCAGATGTAATCGTCACTGCGGTATCGAATGGCGAATTAGTCAATATTACTTTGTTGTCAAGCGTTTCGCAAAATACCTTAAATTTTATCGTTGGAGACCGCATACACGTGCAAGGAAACGGTAATACGTTTAACGCAGTGTTTGAGGTTACCGAAGTAGGTATCGGAGATTTCACAAAGCAAAACGGATACGATAAACAAATGGCGTACTGGATATGACGAACGAAGTATCAGAGGTAATAAGAGAGGTATTTACGGCAATCGATAACACTGTCGTAGGGGTTTATGATTCGGCTAATGATCGTACAGATATTTGCGATACAAAGTGGATTAAACCGCTAATGATTGTTACGGATTCCAACGGAGACGAATATCGTATTTTAACAGTTGAATCGGACGAGTGGGTAACATGGGAACCAGTGCAACAAAACAATACGAACGATTTGGAGGGGGTAATAACTTTACCTGCGCCGTTTTGGATCACGGGCACGATGTTGGCAGCAAATCGCGAATGGACGATTGCGAGCAATAACCTATTATCGAAATTACCGTTGGTATGGTTACTCGAAGTAATCAGAATGACAAAGTACGGGAGGGAAAGTACGTACGATTTTGACGCAGATGTTCGAATTTTCTTTTTAGATGAAACGAACGCAGTGCAATTTTATACGGCAGACCATCGTGCGAATGTCATGTATCCGATGGAAAAATTATCGAGGGAATTTATTCGGTGTGTAAGTGAAAACAAAAGTTTTAAAACGCTCGAGGATTTTGAGTTAATTACGTTTAGCAGGTTCGGGACCGAACAGCGAGAGGGAATTTTTCAAAATATACTCGATGCGAATTTAAGTGGGGTTGAATTAAGGGTTCGTTTGACTAAGTACAAAGCGAATTGTAAATGTTAAAATGTTTAATTTTTAAAAAATAAATAAAATGTCAGCAGGATGTAATTGCGAATTAGGGCTATCGAATACAGGCCGCCCGAATTGTTTACCGTTGCAAAGTGTAACGAGTAAAATGATTTTAGTGCCGATTCAAGACAACGCGGGAGCGTATAACTACATCGATTTAACGGCAGCGCTACCAGTGTGGTCGACTTTGATTAACGAGCAGGACGAGTCGAAACGTTGGTATCCACTACCTACATTCGAAAACGTTGAATTGCCGAAAGCGGATACAGTATTCGAGGAAGCGAACAGCGGAAGAATGGCGTATCTTCGTCAAGGTAAGCGTTCGTTTACTGGTGAATTGTGGGCGTATGATTCTACACCGCAATTTTTGGGTAAATTGTCAAGCGGTCGATGTGTTGAGTTCGGTGTTTATATTATCGATATTAACGGAAATTTAGTAGGTTCAAAGGTTGGAAATTTCCTTTATCCTATTCCAGTCGATAATCAATCGTGGGATCCGAAATTTATGTTCGCTACGGATTCAACAGTTCAAAAAATCATGTTAGGATTTGATTTCGACAGATATTTTGACGAGTCGACTATGTGGATGATTACAGCGGACGAAGCGTCTCAAAACTTTAACGAGTTAACTGGTTTACTAGACGTAAACTTACTTAATCCGGTACAGGTTGCGACCGTATCAATCACTGTTGAAGCGACTTTCGATTATGGTACTGCGTTGAATCCACTTAAATTTAAAGGCGCTATTTTAGCGGATTTTGATTTATACGATAATACCAACGGTGCGCCATTTACGATTACTGGTGTATCGGAGCCGGTAGACGGAACGTATACAGTTTTGGCTGCGTTTGTTACTGGTGATTCGTACACTTTGAGCGTAGTTAAAGCAGGATTTACAGGTTCGATTACGTTTACAGCAGCGTAATAAATTTGTTAAAATTGCGTATCACAAAAGAGGGGCGGGATTAATTCTCGCCCTTTTTTATGTCAAAAATGTCGCCAATTTAAAAGATATTTACGGCATAAAATCAGGGTAAAAACTGAAAAATTACGGCATAAAATCAGGCTAAAAACTGATAAAAAACGGGCAAAACGGCTAAAAACGCATATCAATTTTAAGGTGCAAAAGCGTTGATTTAAGCGATTTTACTACCTTTGGGGTATATAGATATTAAAAAATTGAGAACGAAAGAACGGAATACACGTAAGGGATACAGCGGCACTAAAAATTAGTAAAATTATTGCGAATGGGGTTAATGGATACGGCACTCGGTGCGTTATTAAATAGAATGTCGATAGAACAAAGTGAATATTTATGGCGCAAAACTTTGTCGGATCCAGAAT